CGGTTACACCACTGACATTGATGCCAGCGGTTGGCCTACTGATCCACGTCACCCAGCAAACAGGAGCTAACACCATGAGCCTGTCAGGCGTTCTCTTGGGCGTGATCAACATCGCCATCTACATCGCAATCCTTGTTCTGATTGGATTGATCATCGTTTGGTTTTCTGAATGGCTTGGCTTTGCCATTCCGCAACAGATACAGCGTGTGTACATGGTCATCGTGGCACTCATCGCGCTGTACATGATCGTTGCATTGCTGTTCGGACTGCCATCGCCAGGCTTCATCAAGCTGGGTGCCATCCACTAAGCCAGCCAGGGGGGATGGCAAATCTAAAAGGGGAGCCTGGACTACCGAGCGCCCCCAGCGTTTGCATTAGAACCCTAGGGTTTTGGGGAGGGGTCAAACCTACATGAAGCCTTGGCCTGCTGACAAAGTTGAAAGGATGGCAACGCTGTCGCTTGTCCCGTCAGCCCGCAATGCTCGTCTGCATTCGGAAGCGCAAATCCAGCAAATCATGGCATCCATCCGTGAATGGGGTTGGACCACTCCGGTGCTGGTGGATGAGCGTGCGGTTATCATTGCTGGGCATGGGAGGGTGATGGCCGCCGAGAGGTTGGAGCTGGTTGAGGTGCCGGTTGTCGTCGCTCGCGGCTGGTCAGAAGCACAGAAGCGCGCCTACCTGATTGCCGATAACAAGCTGTCCGAGAACGCCAGTTGGGATCAGTCCTTGCTGCAGTTGGAAATATCCGACCTCAAGACACTTGGCTTCGATGCCCTGCTCACCGGCTTTTCCGAAAAAGAAATTGCCGATCTGGTGCTGCCGCCTGATGCGTTGCCCGAGGGCATTGACGACATTCCAGCCGCGCCTGAGCAGGTCGTTACTAGGCCGGGCGACCTGTGGCAGATCGGGCGGCACCGGCTGATCTGTGGCGATTGCCGCGATGCCGAGACGGTCGCGCGCCTGATCGATGGCCGCCGCATCAATATCGGTTTCACCTCGCCGCCTTATGCCGAGCAACGCAATTACGACAGCACCTCCGGCTTTAAGTTGGTGCCGCCCGATGAATACGTCGCATGGTTTGCGCCGGTTGCCGCCAATGTCGCGGCGCATCTGGCTGATGACGGATCATGGTTTGTCAACATCAAGCCCGCCGCCGAAGGTCCAGACACAGAACTTTATGTGTTTGATCTGGTGCTGGCGCATGCGCGGCAGTGGGGCTGGCATTTCGCCACCGAGTTTTGTTGGGAGCGTGCGGGCGTACCCAAGGGTGTCTCACAGCGGTTCAAGAACCAGTTTGAGCCGATCTACCAGTTTGCGCACGGCTACTGGAAAATGCGGCCCGGCGCGGTGCGGCATAAAAGCGACAATGTGCCAATGGCGGGCGGGCCAGGGTCGGGAAACACAACATGGAAAAATGCGCATGGTGAGGGGCGTGACAGCGTCATCGGGACTTTCGGTGCCGCAAAGAAACGCCGCAACGGCATGACCGGGCCGATGTGTGATGCGCAGGGACAAAGCAATTACGGACCTGGTGAATATGTTGGTCCAGGCCTGGCCTATCCCGGCAATCGGCTGCCAACATTCTCTCATAGTCATGATGCCACTGGCCATGCCGCCGCATTTCCGGTCGGCCTGCCAGCATTTTTTTGCCTGGCCTATAGCGATGCTGACGATCTGATTTTTGATCCGTTCTGCGGCTCAGGATCAACACTGGTGGCCGCCGATCATACCGGGCGCGTCGGTGCCGGATGTGAAATTTCACCGCTGTATTGCGACATCACCATCGCGCGCTTGCGCAAACGTGATCCAACACAATCGGTCACGCTAGTAGCTGATGCCCGCAGTTACGATGACGTGGCGGCATCACGCACTGACCAGAGGAAAACCGCCTAGATGGGAAAACGCGGGCCGCGTAAGGTGCCGACGCATCTGAGATTATTGCGCGGCAATCCCGGCCATCAAACATTGCCCAGGGATGAACCACAGCCTGCCATTGCTGCAACACTAACCGCGCCGCCCTTCCTGGTTGGCTATGCCAAAGAGGAATGGATTGAGGTGGCACAGGAGCTGCACCGCCTCAAATTGTTAAGCCGTGTTGATACCAAGCCGCTGGCTGCTTACTGCCAGGCCTATGCCATTTGGCGCATGGCTGTTGAGGCCTTCACTGAAATATCGGCGCGCGATCCGCAGATGCATGGCCTGATGATCAAGGCTGCCAATGGCACACCACTGCAAAACCCTGTGCTGCTGACAGCCAGGCAGGCTGCCCAGGACATGGTGAGGTTCGCATCTGAATTTGGCTTCACCCCTGCAGCCAGGTCGCGCATTTCCACCAGCAACAGCGAAGTGGCAGAAAGCAAGTTTGGCAACCTCATCCTCGCGGGTTAAGCGCACCAAGGACAGCAGGCAACGCGCCAAGGATGTTATTGATTTTATCCAATGCCTGACTGTGCCCAGCGGCAACGGCCAGGGTGAGCTGTTCAAGCTGCAAAAGTGGCAGAAAGATTTTATCTGCGACATTTACGAACCCGCCCTGCCGGATGGCAGACGTGTGGTGAGGCGAGCCATTCTGTCGATGGCGCGCAAGAATGGCAAAACCGCACTGATTGCCTGCCTGGCACTGGCGCACCTGGTTGGCCCTGAAGCCCGGCACAACAGTGAAATCTATTCCGCTGCAAACGACCGCGACCAGGCTGGCATCATCTTCAAATTTGCCAAGCAGATTGTTGAGCTCGAACCCGAGCTGAGCCGCAAGGTGGAAATCATCACCTCCACCAAGACCATGCTGGTGCGCAGCATGGGGTCGATGTACCGCGCCATATCTGCCGAGGCCGGGACCAAGCACGGCTACCTGCCCACCCTGGTGATTTATGATGAGCTGGCCCAGGCCAAAAATCGCGACCTCTATGATGTGCTGGACACCTCATTCGGTGCAGCGCGTGAGCCGCTGTTCATTGTCATTTCCACGCAGAGCAATGATCCTGAGCATGTTCTGAGCCAGCTGATTGATGATGGCCTGGGCGAGGATCCGACCATCGTCTGCCATCTGTTCGCGGCCGATGAGGACTGCGACCTGGATGACCAGGAGCAATGGAAAAACGCCAACCCGGCTCTGGGAATTTTTAGAGACCGTGATGATTTCGTGGCGTCCATCGACAAGGCAAAGCGCATGCCTGCCGAGGAACCGAAAGTCAGAAACCTGCTGCTCAATCAGAGGGTGTCACCAGCAGCCACCTTGATCAGCCGCGCCGAATGGATGGCCTGTGCTGGTGATGTTGCATTTGCACCTGGCGAGGATGTTTACCTGGCACTGGACCTGTCCAATGTGCTGGACCTGACTGCATTGCTGATGTGTTCAGTCGATGATGTGGCGCGCATCCAGCCATACTTCTGGAAGCCGGATGACCCGCTGGGCGAACAAAGCTTCAGGGATTTTGGCTCAGGCAATTATAGATACCTGGAATGGAAAAACGCCGGGCACATTGAAACCACGCCAGGCAAGTCGGTCGATAAGCAAATCATTGCCACACGCATTGCTGAGCTGAGCCAGGTCTATAACGTGCGCGCCCTGGCTTATGACAGATGGCGCATCGAGGATTTGCTGAGAGAGTTCGACCGCATCGGCTTTGCCACGCACAAGGATGGTGACAAGGGTGACGGGCTGCGGCTGGTGCCCTGGGGTCAAGGCTTCAAGGATATGGCTCCGGCCATTGATGCCCTGGAAATCGCCATCAAAGAACGCAAGCTGATCCATCCCAACAATCCATGCCTGAGCTGGAATATGGCGAATGCCATTGCGGTCATGGACCCAGTTGGCAACAGAAAGCTCGACAAAGAAAAATCCAGGATGCGCATCGACGGTGCCGTGACCCTGGCCATGCTGATGGGCCTGCGCTCGCGCGATCGCATCCGCCAAGTCGATATCGAAACCATGATTGTCTGAAAGGGAGCTAACCATGTCGCTGGAAATCGTTGACGGACCCACCATCGAAGCCGGGGAAAGTTTGTCAGATGGTGCTGACTGCTCGGCTGGGGAAATTGTCAGGATTACTGTGCCGCAGGAATTTACTGAGGCCAACCTGACTTTCCAGGTGTCCACGGACGGCAATCTTTATAATGACCTGTACGACAGTGATGGTGATGAAATCACCATCACCGCGCAGCCTGACTGCGGCATTGCCATCCATGGATTGTGGACGCGCTCCATTGCTTTCATAAAATTCAGATCAGGGACGCGCGAGCATCCGGTGGAGCAGCGCGAAGCCTGCAAGTTCGCCATCGCCATCGAGACACCGCTAGGCGCAGCGACCGCATCCACACCCTCACGCAAAAAATGAATAACGGCTCATGGCTGGTGCTCATCCTGCTGATGATCTGTGCCGTGATCCTGGGCGTTTGGCTATCCGGCATTGGTGACTGCTGCTGAAGGAAACAAATCCATGAACCAGAAAATGCCGCCACCGGATGATGATGAGGATTATTCGGATTTCATGGACCGCTGCACCCTGGAGCTGGACCAGGATGAGTGCCAGGACATTTGGGATGAGGAACGCAGCGGAGGTGACAACATCATCCGCAAGGAGCATCTGCAGGAAAAGGTCGAAGGCCTTGAGTTCGTCATGTCGGATGAAACCAAGGACCGTATGGGCGACATCATCATGCAGGATGGCTGGGAGCTGCATGATTTTCAAAAACATTCACCCGCACTGTTCGGCCACAAAAGTGATTTCGTCATTGGGCGCTGGACCAATGTGCACATCAAAAACAAGCAGCTGCGCGGCACCCTCGAGCTGGCGAAAAAAGGCACATCAGAGCGCATCAATGAAATCATCAGCCTGGTCGAGCAGGGATTGCTGCGCGCAGTCAGCGTCGGCTTCCGGCCGAAAGAATATGAGGCGCTGGACAAGGATAATCCGTTCAGTGGCCTTCGCTTCATTAAGCAGGATTTAGTCGAAACATCACTGGTTTCTGTTCCGGCCAATCCCAATGCATTGGCTGTGGCCAAGTCTCTCAAGATTTCACCTGAAACACAGCAGCTCGTTTTCGCCGGGCATGGCAAACGAAACGAACTGCTGCGGCGCAGGTTCACCGGCGGGCATGCCGATCCTAAAAAGACCAACGGAAAGGGCGCGACCATGTCGCTAGCTCAACGCATTACTGAAATGGAAAAAGGCCTGCTGGAAAAAACTGACAAGCTGGCTGCCTTCCATGAAAGCAAAGGAAACGGCAACTACAGCGACGAAGATATTGAGACAGTCGGCAAATCCAATGCCGAAATCCAGCGCGATGAGAAGCTGCTGGCTGTCCTGCGCGAGAGCGAAAAAAGTATGGGCAAAGCCAGTGATGATGGCGGGCGCTCGCTCGCCACGCATGCGGCCAAGGCCAATGGCTCAACCTCTATCGTCACGCCGCCACGGCCCTTCAATATCGCGGCGAAAAAGCTAGAGCCGCTTGATCTGCTCTGCCGTGCCGGTGCGCTCATGGCGCTTGCCCAAAGTCAACGCAAGTCAGTTGCCGATGTTACTCGCATGATCTATGGCGAGGACGAGGCCACCAGGGCAGTGGTGGAATGGCAAACCAAGGCGGCCAGCGCGCCAGCCATGACGAGTGTTGTCGGCTGGGCTGCTGAGCTGGTGCAGCAGATCGTTGTTGACTTCATGGCAACGCTCTATCCGAAGGCGATCTACCCGCGATTTTCGAGCCTAGGGCTGAGCCTCAGCTTTGGTCGCAATGGCAAGATCATCATCCCGACCAGGAGCCGCACCCCGACTATCGCGGGTTCGTTCGTTGGTGAAGGTTTGCCCATCCCGGTTCGCCAGGGTGCCTTCACATCACAAACCTTGCTGCCGAAGAAAATGGCAGTCATCACCACATGGACGCGCGAGATTGATGAGCATTCAATCCCGGCCATCGAGGGGTTGCTGCGCGATGCCATCCAGACCGACACGGCCATCGCACTCGACAGTGTTTTGATTGATAGCAATGCAGCAACTGTCATTCGACCCGCTGGCATCCTCAACGGCGTGTCAGGCCTGACACCAACAGCAGGCGGCGGCTTCAATGCCTTGGTCGGTGACATCAAGCAGCTGACCAATGCCCTGCTGACAGGAACGCTGGGCAATATTCGCAACCCGGTCTGGTTGATGAACCCAGCCCAGGTCAACAGCATTGGCCTGGTGGCATCTCCTGGGGCTGGTGTGTTTCCGTTCCGCGAGGAAATCGGCACCGGCAGGCTGGGTGGCTGGCCTGTCATCGACAGCGGCACGGTGCCCCTGGGCACGGTGATCGTGGTCGATGCCGCTGATTTCGTCAGCGTCACAGGTGATGGACCCCGGTTTGAAATTTCAGACCAGGCAACCCTGCACATGGAGGACACGGCACCGACCGACATCAGCACATCCGGCACCCCGGCTGTGGTGGCCTATCCAGCCAAGTCGATGTTCCAGACCGATAGCCTGGCGCTGCGGCTCATCATGCCCATCAACTGGACATTGCGCCGCACTGGCGTGGTCAGCTGGGTGGCAGGCGTGACCTGGTAATTGTCAAGCTGGCCCGTTGTATCCAGCGGGCCAGCCCCCGAATTGGTTTGTGCAAACAGGAGAAATGCAAATGACCGACAACACAGCAGACCATGCTGCCAAGCAGTCACAGGAGGCGGAAAAGAAACGCCACGAGGATGTGAAAAAGAAACTCGGTGAGGAACGCAAGGTGCGTGAAGAACGCAGCAGCAAGGCGGCCAAGGCCGCAGGTGACATCAAGCCGACGCCGACGCAGGAGGAAAATGATCTTGCTGCATCCGGTGTGCCTGTCACTGAGCATGAGGATGACGGCAGCGGTCCTGATCCAGCAGGCCAGGCGCAGGACAAGGACAGCAAGCAGGCTGAGGCCAACAAGCCAAAGGCAGGCTATTCAACCAGGGCATCAACCCCAGCATGACCGTGCGGGGATTTTTGTCGCGCGTTGCGGGCCAGCTCATCGGTAAAGGCGAAGGCGATTACCGACCTGGCCCGTATTATTTGCCGATCACTGGTGGGTGGCTGCCTGCCGGTGCGACAGATAACTGGTGGCAGAAGGGCTATACGCCCATCAATGGTGCATCCTCGGCCATGGTTGAGGCCTGCGTGTCTGCTTATGCGCAGACCGTTGCCATGTGCCCAGGTGATCATTGGCGGCTGAATGCAAAGGGCGGCCGCGATCGCGTTGACAACTCATCTTTGGCCAGGCTGCTGCGCCACCCCAATGACTACCAATCAGCCTCGGACTTCCTACTCAACGCCACGCGCATGCTTTACCTGGATGGCAATTGCTATGCCCTGGCCTTGCGCAATGCCCGCTATGAAATTGATGAACTGCACTTGATGGACAGCACTATGAGTTTTCCGCGCGTGGCGGAAAACGGTGATATTTTCTATTCCCTGGAAGGCAATGACATCATTGCGCGGCGGCTCAACGGTGAGGCACTGTCGCCAGTGCCGATGCGCGATGTGCTGCACGTGCGCCTGCATGTGTCGCGCCGCTTCCCGCGACCGCTGATGGGCGAAAGCCCGCTGGTGGCAGCTTATGCCGACATTGGCATCGGAGCTGCCATCGCTGCACAGCAAACCAATTTCTATCAAAACCAGGCGCGGCCATCGGCCGTGCTGTCAACTGACCTGGTGCTGAGCCGGGACCAGACGCAGGATTTGCGCGATAGATGGAACGACCAGGCCAAGGGGCTGCACCAGGGTGGCACACCCATCCTCACGGCAGGTTTGAAGGTGCAGCCCTGGTCAGTCGGCAGCAAGGATGCAGCCACAGCTGACATCCTCAAGCTATCCAATGAACACATTGCGCTGGCGTTTCGCATCCCGCTGCAAATTCTCGGCATCGGTGGCACAACGTATTCATCCACCGAGCTGCTGATGCAAAGCTGGATTGCTTCAGGCTTGGGCTTTGCGCTCAATCATATTGAGGAAGCCTTTGGAGTGCTGTTCGATCTTGAAGGGCAGCCTGATGAATATATCGAGTTCGACACAGCAGCCCTGCTGCGGTCGTCGCAAAAGGAACGCATTGAGGCGCTGGCCCGCGGTGTGCAAGGAGGCATTTTCGCGCCCAATGAAGCACGCAACATCGAAGGCTTCGACTCCGTGAAATTCGGAGACGAGCC